TCACTGGGACGATACATTCAGGATTATCGGAAATGGTTTTTAGTTCCACTTCGTTTTCATATGTCTGCACATTTACGATTTGCGGCACTATAAACCCGTCTATTATTTCGTATCCACACAGGTGAAACGTGAATTTGTTTTCCGTGCAGAATGAGCGCATATAACTCAACAATGCTTGTGCCGTTTTCATAGGCGTGTCGCATCCCGCGACATCAAGGTTATCGATAAATTCCCTAAGCAGTTTCAGCATGGGGACACCGCTTTTTGTTCTAGCATCGCCGCCTGCGGATATACCCATGTTGTGCGGCGTAATGTACAGTTTACAACATTCGTTTTCCGTGTGCCAACCATCCGCGGTCATCACCGAAAGGGCGTTGTCCGCCGCCATCATTATTGCACCGTTGGTGGTCATACTTAAAATAAAACTCATGCTTCCCCCTCATACGGGATACGTCCTTCTGCCCGTATCCGTTCCACTTCCGCCTCTGCGTCGGTTTTCTCCATGCCCATGTAGTCCATGAGGAACTTGACCCTGCTCATCACCCCGTCGCCCATCATTTCCAACGCAAGACGTTTTTCCTCGACCTCCGCAAGGTCGCCGTCGTAGTTGGTGTTAAGGTTGAACTCCCACTTTTCCGCCTCCACATCGGGAACGCCCCGCCACCTCGCGCCAAGCCTCACGGCGTTGGTTATCACCTCGCCCATGTTCACGGCGAACGCGCCAAGCACCGAGTTGGCGGCGGCGGCGTGGATGCTTGCGGCCTTGCCCGACTCGACCCCTTTGGGGCCGCCGTCGAAGGGTTTGGCCCCCAGAACCTTCATGCGAGCTTCACTGGCATCCATGTCCTTTTGCATTGCAACAAGCCCATTGCCGGAAGGTTCCGAAAATCCCATCGTTGCGCCATCCGTAAGCCATGCCACGGTTTCGCCGCCCAAAAGCACGGTTTTGGGTTTGCCGGTGTCCCTTCCAGTTGCGGGGTCTTGCTCAGTGGGTACCCTCGAATGCTGGGGCAGTGAAATCCATGCAGTAGGCGACGCTGATATATGTAGCGCATTTCTAAGGTCAGCCGATTGCTGATAGTGCCCGATGTTCTCATGGGCAAGGTCAAGCAGCATCGATTTTTCGGGTTCGGGAGCAGGGCAGGGGAAGAACGGGATGAAGCCAAACGGCTCCCCGCCCATTCTCGGTGTCATCAAAGGCCCCGGCACGAATTCCTCCTTGGCCTTCCTGTCCTCGCTCGGCGTGTATTCCTGTTGGGTATACACGCCGTCGGCAAGCCGCAACACCCGATAGCGTGTCTTGACTGTCGGGGCGAATTCGTCATTCGCCGTATCCTCGAAGGTTTCCTGCAAGACCACCAGGGACAGCACCCGCCTTTCGTCAACCGTGTCGTATCGCCAGTTTATGACGTTCTCGGCCTTGTACCATTTCAGGTATGCGGTAAGACCAAGTCTGTTGGCGGTGGCCACGTCAACGGTCTCGCCCTCCGGCAGTCGGGAATGGTCAACCAGTATCCCGCCCCAGCCCGTCTGCAAAGCATCCCACGAAAGCTCCCTCGCGAACTTGCCGATGGAGGTTCCCGCGTTGTCAACGTTTCGCAGGAAATCCCCGAAGGATTCGGATATGCCTTCCTGCTGCTCCGATGTGCGGGAAAACACGCTGCCGTGCAATCCCTCGGCGGTGCGCCCCGTGAAGTTGGAAAAGCGGGCGCGGGCTAGGTATCTGGCGTATGCCTTGTCGTACTTCGCCCCTATCTTGCCCGCAGGTCTTGGCAGATAAGCCTCGCCCTTCGCCTTTACCGCGTGTTCGCCGTCCACGCAGTCCCTTACCTTTTCCCAAAGCCCCGCGTTTCGGATATATTCCGGGTGTGTGCTGTTTACCGCCATGTGGCTATTGTGACGGGGAGCAAGAGATTAAACGATATTTAATCCGTTTCGTTGTCTTTGTACATATCCAAAAGCTCGGCGATCTTGCCGTTTTCAATAGCTGCATATTTGAAAATGGCTGATTCAAGCAGGAATCGCAGAGGTTCAATCTCTTTTTGGAAAGCGGCCCTGTTTTCATCACGGAAACGCTGTAATGCCTTGGAGAATTTGCGCCCCCTTGGAGTGTTTATACCAACCTTTGCCAACACCGCTATCCGCAAATCATGGTTTAAGCCATCGAAACCAATCTCAATTAAATCTCCCATCTCTCCCCCTATACCGCATAGTCCCCGATCATCACCGTCTGCCTCGGTGCGCTCAGTCTTTCCGACGCATACCGACAGGCGGCAATCGCGTCATCTTTGAAGTTCACAGGCTCATCCATAGGGTTGCCGTCCCTGTCCTCCCGCCACTTGTACGTGGAAAGCTCCGACGCCAGCCCCGGGCATTTGTCGGGGTCTACGTGCCACGTTCCGCGATTAAGCCACGATATGCCCGTCTTCACGCTGTCGGGGCCTTTTTTCGCCCCTTCAACGTTGTAGCTGGCTTGCCGCCACTCCTTGATGGATTTCGGTTCCGCCAAATCGGCGGTGCAAAGCTGCCTTTTCGATAGGATCGCTTTCTTTTCGTTTTCCGCCATGACCTCATCGTTGGTCATGTGGCGCACGTAAAGCTCCCCGAACGAATACTTGTTACCGTCCCTGAGCCCGATAAGCTCTATGGCGTTGTAATGGTTGAAGCCGAAGTCCTGCCCCGCTATTATCTCGTCGAAATCTTCGGGCTTGTAGGGGCAGGGGCCGTATTTCACGTTTCGGAAAACAAGATTGCCAACGCTCCCCCACTTGCCCAACGCATAGATGTCGTAGTACATCCTGTCAACGTTTTTCAGGGCCTCAAGCTCGTTTTTATAGTCCCTGTCGATGAAGCGGTTGTCGAGATAGGTCGATTCGTGGATCGTAAGCCTGCCCCTCATATCGCCGGGGTTGTCGAAGAACCGCCTCTTTATCCAATGGGTATCGGACACGGGATTGAACAGCAGCGTCACCTGGAACGGCACCTTGGCAGGCCCGCGAAGGCGGAGGTTCATCTGATTGAAGTCCCGCTCCGTTATCTCGGTGGCCTCCTCCACAAGCACGTCGGTGAGCGGCCCCGTGTCGAAGGTGATCGACTTCATCTTCTCGATGTCGTCCAGCCCAAGGAACTTTATCTGGTTCCCGTTGACGCAGGTTATCGTCTGCGAGCTTTTGTTCTCGGTGAAGCAGTTCCACAGGCCCCAGTCGGATATGCACCGCCTGATTAGGGAGATCGTGCTGATGGAGTTGGTGTGCCCTACCTTGCGGATTATCGCGTAGTTGTGCCCCTTCTCGGCGATCATGCGGTATACCACCCGAAGGTGCGCATCTACCGATTTTCCGCTTCCCGCGCCCCCTTTACAGATGACAAACCTGTTCGTGTCAAACCACAGGGCGTAAAACTTCTTGTTGACCCACAGGGGAAGGGTGCTGAAATCAATCTGGATATGCGTCCTCCGGCAGGGGAGGTTTTCCTATCGAAATGTTGGTCACATTCAAGTCTATTTTCTCTTTTATCATCTGGATGTATTTTTGAAGCATTTCGACGGCCTTATCCTTGTCGGCAAACTTGTATTGAATGGTCACTATTCCGCGCTCATTGACCCTCTTGTTTATGGAGTCGATACAGACCGTCAAACCCTTTTTGCGTAGCTGCCTTTCGGTCAGTTTGACCTCGCCTTTTACGTCTATTATCTCGGTTATGTTGTAGAAGGCGCGTTTTACCCAATAGTCGAATATTTTCTTTTCCAGCGGTATCTTGGCTTCGTCCAGCAGATCCCCTATCTGTTCGCTTATCTCGGTCTGTATATGAGGTTTTCTGAGGTTTTCGTAGGCCATCTCAGCGGCGGTGTCTTTTGAGTATCCCGCCCTTACAGCCGCCTGCGTGGCGTTGAAGTCCTTGAGATATTCTATGCAGAAGAGCTTTTGACGTGGGTTAAGTTTATTTTCGTGACTGTTTTCCGTCATGCAATCGTTATTTTAGCCGTTTCCCACTATAATAAACGATATTTTCAGCTGTTTTCCATCGCTTTTATACGGACAGGGTTTTTACATGCAAGACCGTTTCCCCAAACTACGGCTTCTTTCGCAGATGCCGAAAATAGGCGGCCATTGAGAATCCTATAATGGTAATCGCTATCGCTATGCAGAGTTGTACAAACATTCCTAACCTCCCAATATCCAGGTTCGCACCAGTTCGACAATCGCCAGAAGGCCAATCACGCCGACGGCGTTGCTTAAAATCTCAAGCAGCCTATACAGCCTGTTTTCGGGCTTTTGTATGATGTCCAGCATGACATCCGCCTTTCTGTTCAGCTCCTTCAATTCCGAAACAACCTGTTCCATACGATGACCTCTTTCTCCAAATATAACACGCCTTGCCTAAATTGGCAATCCGGATTTTCTCCTACGCCGCAAGCCTAATTCTCGCGCCCTTGGTCTCTCCGTCGACAAGCCTGATCTCCGGAACCCTGCCGAGAAAAGCCCTCACGATCTTGGTATCGGTTCTGGGCACGTAGCCGAGCGTGTATATGCCCTTGCCGCCGTTGACCATGACCTTCACCGCTATGGCTTCCGGATCGTGCTTGCAGTCGGGTTCCGGCACTAGCAGGGCGATTATCTCCTTAGGGTCGTAGGTGGCAAGTTTCCTTAACGCTTTCTGCCGACTGCCGAAAGACACGCCGGTTACGCCGATCTCAAGGCCGCCGTTTCTGACTATCGACCACGCTTTTGCGAACGCCTCCTTTCGAGTCATGCCCTTGGAGAATCTGTTTGCCAGGCCACAGACCTTGGAAGCGACGGTTCGGCTTGCGGCCTGTTTCTCGGTCAGTGGTTTGGGCCGTTCCTCGGCGACCGCTGCCTTGCACTTCAAGAGGTCGCCACACAGCCAGCAGGGCTTGGCCTTTTCGCAGCCCTCGCGTACTTTCCTGGCTTTCCTGCCCTCCTGGGCCCTGCACGCGGCGTATATGCCGTTCACGCGCTCCTCATGCCTTATTCCTGCAAACCATCTGTCCATAATCCGCCCTCCGTCTCCTTGGTTTTGGCAGGCTTTCCGCTTGCCTTATGATTTAATTATGCAGTATCCGCACAATTAAATCAAGCGGTTACCGCACGATTTTTTCAAAACGTAACAATGTTACGTAAAATGTAATACAAAAGCTTGACTTAATGGTTTCAAATGAAAAATGGTGTATTGAAAGATAATGTTACGTGGTAGATTGTTGCTTGCTTTGCGGTCTGCCGACTTTGGCCATTTTAAGGGCTTCCTTTAGGCGTTCCACATCAGCCTCTGTCCATAGATAAGTCTTGCGGTTACCCTGAAGGTAAGGGATGTTTAGGCTCACTGCGTATTTATGCACGGTGCGCTCTTTTATGCCAGCAAGCTCCATAACATCTCTTGTGGATATGTATGGGTGTGTTTTTCCCATCTCTTCCATTACCATACCCCTATTGTGCCCTATCCGCATGGTTTTGTCAATTTTGCGGGAAGTTGACCGCCTCGCTTGTCCGTGGTATCCGTTGAATGGGGCTATTTGGATTGGGGTTCTATCTGCTTCACAAAGTCAATCGGGTCGTCGGACGGGGGGATCCTGAAGGACACCGTGGTGTTCCCGTCCTTGTTCGATACCGCGAAATCCCCCAGCGTCATAATGTCCATCCCGATTATTATCTCAAAAATTCCGTTGTCCATGAACTCGGTAACCCGGACATTGGGGATTTCAACGTTGGAGGGAAGCAGAATATCGATAATGAAAACCTGGGAGGAAGTCACCCCTCCGACCCCGCTCACTTGGCATATATCGACGGCTTTGAGTCCCAGCCGTCCCGCAAGTCCCTTGCTGATGCATGAGCCGGTAGCGCCGGTGTCCCAAAGAGCGCGAACGTCCGCCTGTTGGCATACAAGGCGATAATTCTGGCACAGGCTATACGACTGCCGCATGGACACTGGGGTAATGACGCTCCTAAGGAGCCCCTTGCCGCGGATCGTAAACGCCTGCGGTTTCACGCAAAAGCCACCTGGTTATTGTAGTACGTTATGACATCGGTACCCGGAGCCTGGCATTTTTTCACGATAAACGTGCCAAGTTCATGCCCCTTCATGGCCCCAAAAGCGTCGGCTTCATCGCTGTAGTAGCCCACCACGGAGGAATCTTTTATGACGACATATTCCCCTAGCCGGCCTTCGACGATTTCAGCCTGGTTTGCGGTGTAATAGTCAAAATCGTCCCGTAGCATATGATTGCCCCTCCTGGAGGCTGTTCTCTCATCGTCTTCCTTGTGGTAACGATGGCGGAAAGGAACTCGGTTCCTTCATAATACCTCACCCTGGCATAGGTTACAATCAGATCATCGGAATTTCTTGGGATGCGGGTTAGGATTTTTCGGCTTCGATCAATATGGCGGTATCCCTAGGTCTGCCGCCTTTTTCCGTTTTCGGCAGATGATCGGGCTTTTTTATCGCTCTTGACCCGACCGACTTGGCTAGCCTTCCATCGGTTCACCTCAGCCGCCTCTATCTCTTTCTGGCAGTGGGGGCAGATGAAGTTTTCGGGTGTGTCTTTGTCCATTGCCTTATTTTTCCCTATTCCCAGGCATTTGTCAATTTGTCGCGACGAACCTGAAACGTTGACGAACACGGCTCGCGCCGCTATATTTATCGTATGCTGTCCTACCGAAAAGAGAGAATCGACAACGCCATCCGCAACGTGCCAGGCAAGGGCAGGCCGCCCAAGCCCAAGGAATAGCCCTCATTCACCGTAAAATTCTTCCGTGATTGCGCCGAAAATCATAATAAATTATAATCGAGGGCGTTTCACTATATGTTTGTCAAGCTGTTTTTTGGAAAAATCGGGAATCCGGGAAAATTTTTCCAAAAACCGCCTGGAAACCACTTGACACGGTTTCCAGAATTTTGCAAATTTGAGTTCGGGGTTCCCGTGAAGCTGGTTGGCTTCCACGGGAACCCCGAACTCAAATTTGTGAGGCTCAAGGGGGCATCCGCAAATTTCGATGTTGCCCCCTTTGAACCAAAAAGAACTAAGGGGTTACAAATGACTGTTGCGGAACTAAAGAAGATGTCCGACGAGCAACTGGGCGATGTGTTCGCAAAAATGCCAGAGCCGTCTTTCAGGTCGCCAATAAACACCGAAACCAAGACCATGGAACAAATCCTTGACGATTTCAGCAAGTGCGAGGCATCCGCAGAGGATTGGGCCGCGATGCACGGGGATGTTGCCAGCCTTGTCTAACATCGATCTCCTCGTGCAAATGCTGAATGACGGCAGGGTCGGCGAGTTAAGCGCCGACTACATCGTCAGGTGGCTTGGAAATGAAGACTTGGTGGCGAAAGTCAGGCGCACCATAGAATGGCGATACTGCAATCTGGTTAGGGGGCACGATATAAAGAACTGCCCTAACGTGAACACTTGGAGGAACGAGGTTTCTTTCTCCCCGTACAACCTCCGTAAAGCGTGTGGCGAGATAGAAATGGATTTGCGAATCCTCTTCGCCCGCAGGAACAATCTCATAGGGCAGGATGAACGGACCGCGTCCCCGCTCCCAACCAGCGGAAAAATCGCTGGTATAACGACGTTCCGCCTCGCGCGGGCGCATATAATACATTTAAGCCCTGGTTGCATTGACTGCATTCAAAGATCTGCCGACAGGAACGGTATTCCATGCGATATTGATTCCATCAATATAAAGTTTGCGGTTTTTTGTGGCATGTTCTTCATCAAGAAAAGCTACAGTGCCATTCCCCCAGAAATTCGCAAAGAGATGATCTACACGCTTACCAGGAGACACACAAACCAGGAAACCCTTGGGATTGTTTTTGACACCATAAAAAACCTGCTTTGAGGTGCCGTCCTGGGCTTTCATTTTCAACTGCTGACAATTTGCCAGCAGTTCAGCCCCTCTTTTCAAGGGGGGTTCTCAATTTGGTGGCAGATGCGAAAACCAGCCCCCTATTTTTGGGCGAATTTTCGAGCCCCGTCATTCCCCGTCCTCCCGGGTGTTGCAGTCAATACAAAGGTCGTACCCGTCCTCACAGACCCCACAAATAGGTATCCCGCACCCGTAGCACTCCCTAATATCCCCGCCGGCGAAAAACCCGCCGCAGGACTCGCACATGACAAGCGGCCCGCTCATTTCCCCTCCAATTCCAGCCCGGCCACGTCATGTGGCAAATCCTTCACCCTGAGCATGTGCCCGCCCGACAGCACCCACCACCTGCCCGTGAATTTGTCGTACAGGTACACCTTCCCGTCAACCCTGCTTCTTGTCCAGAAGCCGTTCACGCGCGTCTCCGTCATCGTCTCCCTCTCCCTCTGATTTTCAGGCGGTAGTCGCCTCCCGTGAATTTCATTATCTCCCCGTCCTCCGTTATGCGGCTTATGACATCGTCGTCGAAGAAGTTCTCAAGGCATTTCTTGCAGCCCTTTTCGGTACACACGGGGCAGTCGTCCTTCATGTGGCGATTGGACATAAGCACCAGGGGCAGCATGTTCTCGTGACGCTTGTTCACCA